TACACAAGTGAAAAGTAACAATTAACTCTAATTAGTTTTATTCTAGTAAGCTATTTTTAATTAAACACCGTAAACATAACTCGGTGGAGGACTGATTGAGCATTGTTATAATATAGTGTGATTTTTTAAAAAATATAGTGGAAAAGGGGTGGTACATATACGAGCATAGTTGACTTGGCTTCTATGTTTTTCTAACCAATTTAATCGTGTGTATCACTTAACAGGGCGTGTGCGAAATAAAATGTCGGGTTAACTTCCCCAAACATCCAGTGGTCCAGTACAGTCCTGCGCGACTAATCCCCTTACCGGTTATGGGGGATGTATATCAGCGCAAAGGTCATCACGCCGTGGTTGTGAAGCTATAAACATGTGGTTCATGATGCTTTTAAATGGTTAATAAAGTTCCTAAAAACAACAAGAAAAACACAGCGAAAGGCTTAGCCTCTCGCGCTAAATCTCTGGCTAAGAGGGCCCGAGATAAAAGTAAGACTGTGCGTAAAACAGTGCGACGCGCAGTTATTAACGCCGAGAAAACATTTGCTTCTAATGCAGATTTGATTGACATGGTTGGATTAACCCCTGTTCATCAGGGGTTAAAATTAGCTAAGGCGATTGTAGCTCCCTCTACTTCACCCTGCGTGAAGAAGTGGTATGACTGTTTAACAGACCCATTTTCACAAAAAGCTATGGGTGCTTGCATACCGTCTGGGGACACGATGTCTTCTATGCGACAATTCGGATTTTTACGATTCACCTTAACTGTAGGTGCATCTGGATTTGGTTTTGCCGCATTTACTCCCTCTTTAGCTAATAACTCAGTTACAGTGTTTTACACTGATGAGTCTTACCCTTTTAATTGGGTTCAACCATTGTCTGCTTCAAATGTTTTGCAAGTTGGTGTTAAAACTGCAGTCATTACTAATCAGAAGTTTTCCCAGGGTGATTATTACACTCCTGATATGAACAATACTTATGTTAAAGGAAGGCTTGTGGGTGGTGGCGTCCGCGTGCAATATACTGGAGCTATGCAGAATACTTCCGGTTTGTATTATTGGTGGGTTGATCCTAACCATGCCAGTGCTGTTGCTCTTGGTCAAACAGTTAGTTCATCTCCCGCTAGGGCTGATGTTGCTGCTCTGGGGTCATTTAATGATTGCGTCATAAGTGCCGTATCTCGCACTCCACGCGAGTACCCATTGGCTCCCATCAGAAATGAGGAGTTGACTTATCAAGACAATGATGATACTGATGCTCCTGCTAACCTGGAACGTGTGCAAAACGTTTATCCATGGGCGAATGACAATTATTTTTATTCATTTGCTGGTACTGGAGCTGGAGGAGCAAGTTCAAATTCAGGTGGCCCTTTTGTTTATGCTTATCCTGGTGGTTACAACACCGGCACACCTATTGCTATTTTGGCTGTCACTGGTGTGCCTGGAAATCAACACCATGTTGAATATGGAATGCATGCAGAGATTGTTGGAGCTGGATCCAATGGCATGAGAATGCCAGCTGAATCAGATGTCCAAGGCGTTGCTTCTATGATGGCAGCATTATCCCGGGCTACCATTGATTCGGTAGGTGTTAATGCTGGTTCATTTGCTAGTTCATTGAAGAAGAACTTTGCAGAAGTTGTTGCTGAACGCAGCGCTCGTGTCCGTTTATAAGGATGTCGACATTGCTATACATTGGACTGAGGAAATAACTTGGTCCCAAGTTGCATTGGCTGCGATATCCTTAACAAGTTTATTTCTTACTATATTTTATGTATTGTGAATACGGTACATTTAACCATGTTATACCAGCATATTAGCGGTTAAACATGATTTTTCGTGAACGGGATCACGCTTTTAGGAAAATTGGAATGTTTCATTACATGGGGCCTGGTAAGCCTTGTCCTACAGCCATAGTGAGGTAATGGTGGTATTTTCCACTGCGGAGGGGTGCAACCCCCATTGAAGGTAAAACAATTTAAACCCACAGCCGTCGGGCACACGGCTGTCGACTCCTGCCACGGACAATGAATACAAATAGACATGGGCCTGTTAAGCTTTACGGAGACTTGCCAACATCTGATGAAAATTTACCCCTTTCTGATGACAACGCAAGTTCTAGCTCCGAACACCAGATCTCAAGCCGG